GTTCGAGATCGGCAGCGACGACGTATCCGATCCGGACACCTGGCAGGCCATCGACCTGGCGGCGCTGCCTGCGCTGACAGAGATCCACCTCGACGACGTCGCCAATCCGGCCGACATCAGCGAGGAAAACCCGACGCCGGACGGTCGCACAGCGGCCCGCCAGCGCATCACCCTCGACCCGCCTTAACCAGGAGCTTCAACCATGTTCATCAAGCCCGTTTCGGGCCGGCGCGTGCCGGACCCGGAAAAGGGCGGCTTCGTGCCGCCCGAAGGTCGGGTCGTTGCCGACCACGACCAGTACTGGCTGCGCCGCCTCGCCGATGGCGATGTGGTCAAGGCCGCCCCTCAGTCTGTCAACCCTGCCGCCGAGAAAGGTAAAGCCAAATGAGCGTCAGCTTCAACAACATCCCGGCCGCGATCCGGGTTCCCCTGTTCTACGCCGAGGTCGACAACTCGCAGGCCGGCTACTTCGAACAGAACCTCAAGACCCTGCTGATCGGCCAGAAGCTCGCCGCCGGTAGCGCCGCCGCTAACACCCCGATGCTCGTCTCGCGCACCGACGAAGCGCGCAGCCTGTTTGGCCAGGGATCCATGCTCGCCCGCATGCACGAGATCTACCGAAACAACGATGATTTCGGCGAAGTCTGGTGCGTCGCCCTCGATGACGCTGCCGCCGGGGTCGTCGCCACTGGCTCGGTCGCCATCACCGGTACCGCCATCGCCGCCGGTGCGCTGAACCTCTACATCGGCGCGCAGCGCGTGCAGCTCGCCGTCGCCGCCAATGAGACCGCCGCCAGCGTCGCCACCGCACTTGCCGCCGCGATCAATGCCAATGCCGAGCTGCCCGTCACCGCCGAAGCCGCCGCCGGTACCGTCACGCTCACGTCAAAGCACAAGGGCGAGGCCGGCAACGCTATCCGCCTGCAGCTCAACTATCGCGGCACCGCTGGCGGCGAATCCACCCCGTCCGGACTGGGCGTGGTGATCACCGCCATGGCTGGCGGCGCAACCAATCCTGACCTGACCGCCGCGCTGGCTGCGCTGGGCGATGAGGAGTACGACTTCATCATCCAGCCCTGGACCGACACCGCAACGCTCGACGCCTTCGCCGCGCTGATGGGCGATACCACCGGCCGCTGGTCCTGGTCGAAGCAGCTCTACGGTCACGTCTACACCGCCAAGCCCGGCACGCTGGTCTCCATCATCACCCTGACCAGCGCGCGCAACGACCAGCACATGACCATCGCCGGCTACGAAGCCGAGGTGCCGAACGCGCCCTGGGAATACGCCGCGGCCTACGGCGCGCGCAATGCCAAGTTCATCGCCATCGACCCGGCACGCCCGACGCAGACCGGCGAGCTGACCGGCATTCTGCCGGCGCCGCAGGAAAAGCGCTTCCTTATAAGTGAGCGCCAGACCCTGCTGACCAACGGCGCGGCGAGCAGCTATGTCGGCGGCGGCACGGTGCGCGTCGAGCGCGCGATCACGACCTACCAGAAGAACCTCTGGGACCAGTCGGACACCAGCTATCTGGACAGCGAGACCCTGCACACGCTGGCCTATGTGCTCCGGAACCTGCGCTACCGCATCACGCAGAAGTACCCGCGCCACAAGCTGGCCAACGACGGCACGCGCTTCGGTGCCGGCCAGGCCATCGTCACGCCCAAGGTCATCCGCGCCGAGCTGGCGGCCGCGTATGCCGAGATGGAGGCCAACGGCATCGTCGAGAACGCCGAGCTGTTCGCGCAGACCCTGATCGTCGAGCGCGATTCGAGCAACCCGAACCGGCTGAACGTGCTGTTCCCGCCGGATCTCGTGAATCAGCTGCGGGTGTTCGCCGTCCTGGCGCAGTTCCGCCTGCAATACCCCGCCACCGCCTGATAGGAGTTCAACACCATGGCAAAACGTGTCGCCGGGATCTGCTACGTCAAGGCAGATTCCGCTCAACTGGAAGTGCAGGGTGGGGTCGAGTGCCCCGCCTCCGATGTCAATCGCGAAACCGTCATGGGTCTCGCCGGTCCGGCAGGGTACAAGGAAACCGCCCGCGCGCCGCACATCAAGGTGACGGCCATCGCCACGCCGGAGTTTCCGCGCAAGACGCTGGCCGAATCGACCGACATGACGATCACCGCCGAGCTGGCCAACGGCAGCACCTACGTGCTGTCGGGCGCCTACCTGGTCGGTGAACCGGCTGTGAATGGCGAGGAAGGAACCATCGAGCTGCAGTTCGAAGGCACGAAGGGAATCTGGCAATGAGCGAGGTCACCATTCAACTGACAAAGCCGATCACCGCGCATGACAAGGAAGTCAGTGATCTCACGCTGCGCGAGCCGACCGCCGGCGACGTGATGGAATGCGGTTATCCGCTCGGAATGGACGGTGAGCTGGCGATCCCGCAGGCCGCGCCGATCGGCCGGCTCATCGGTCGTCTGGCCGGCATCCCGCCATCGTCCGTCAAGCAACTCTCCATGCCGGACTACAACGCCGCCATGGGGGCCGTGCTCGGTTTTTTCGGCGCCTCGGACGGTCCGGGTCCGGGCTGACCGATCTCGCCTTCGAGCTGGCCTTTTTCTGGAAAGTCAGCCCGAACGAAACCCTCTCCCTGCCGCTTTCCAGCCTGCTGGCGTGGGAACGGCAGGCCGAACGCATCAACAAGGAACTGAACGATGGCGGCTAACACCTACCTCAAGGCCGTAATCTCGGCGACCGACAAGCTGTCGCCAGTGCTGAAAGGCATCAATCGCGCGATGCGCTCGACGAAGAAGGCGGTCTCCGAGATCGGCAACGCCGGCGCGCAGTTGCGCAGCACGATGACCGGTGTCGTCGCACCGCTCGGTGCGGTAGTTGGCCTGGGCGCGGCTGCATCGTTCGGTGGGCTGGTCGGCAAGGTTGTGCAGACGTCCGCCCAGTTCGAGAAATTCCAGACGATCCTGGAGACTGTCGAAGGAAGCAGCGAGAAGGCCCGGGCCAGCATGAACTGGGTCAGCGACTTCGCCACGAAGACGCCCTATGAGCTGCAGGAAGTGACGGATTCCTTCGTCAAGCTCAAGGCCTATGGCATCGATCCACAGGCTGGCGCGCTCAAGGCCGCCGGCGACGCAGCCGCCGCGATGGGAAAGCCGCTCGAACAGGCCGTCGAAGCGTTGGCCGATGCGATGACCGGCGAAAACGAGCGCTTGAAGGAGTTCGGCATTAAGGCATCCAAGGCGGGCGACCAGATCGTCTACACCTGGACAGAGAACGGCAAGACGATGGCCGCCAAGGTCAGTGCCAGCAACAAGGCGATGATCCAGAGCACGCTGCAGGGGATCTGGAACCGGCGCTACGGTGGAGCCATGGACAAGCTGTCCGGCACCTGGGACGGCATGCTGTCGAACCTCAAGGACGGTGTCGCGCGCTTCATGCTGTCGATCGGCGATGCCGGCCTGTTCGGGTTTCTCAAGAACGAGCTCGGAGGCCTGCTTGCGAAGTTGAACACGATGGCGGACGACGGCAGCCTCAAGGCGCTGGCGACCACCATCTCCAACGAGTTGGTGACCGCCTTCAAGGAGCTGAAGGCCTGGGCCGAATCGGTCGATTGGAAGGGCGTCTGGCAGGACGTCAAGGATGTCGCCTCTGGCATCAAGACGCTGATTGAGTCGATCGGCGGTTTCAAGGGTGTCGCGATCGCGTTCGGAGCAGTGCTGGCGGTCAATATCATTTCGCCGCTCTACATGATTGTCGGCGCGCTGGGGCGGCTTGGACTGAGCCTGGTTGCTTCGGTCGGCGGCTGGTCGGCGATCGGCGGGGCAATCATGGGGGTCGGTCGGGCCATTGTCATCGTCGGCCGGTTGTTCCTCATGAATCCGATCGGTCTGGCGATCTCGGCCATCATCGGTGCCGGCTGGCTGCTCTACGAAAACTGGGAAACCATCAAGGGCTGGTTCGTCGATTTCTTCAACTGGTTGCCGAACAAGATCAGCGAGGTGGCCGGCTGGCTCAAGTCGCTGGTTCCGGACTGGCTCAAGGGCGGCTCGGTCAATGTCACCATGAAGCAGGTATCCGATGTGGGCGGCGACCCAGGCCTGCCTGCTGCACAACGCCCATCGGTCCTGCAACAAATGAGAGTCCAGAATCAACGGACGAACATCCAGGGCGAGATGGTCATGCGCTTTGAAAATGCCCCGCCGGGCCTGCGGGTCAGCCAGGGTAAGACGAACCTGCCTGGGCTGGCGATGAACCCGGATGTCGGCTACTCGAGTAATTCACTGGTCGGAGCGTACTGATGGCCTGGAAAGATCAACTGCGGCCGGCGAGCTTCCGTGGCGTTCCGTTCCAGGTCGAATCGGACGACATGTCGGCCGGTCGCCGCGTGCAGATCTTCGAGTATCCGCAGCGCGACAAGCCGTTCGCCGAAGACCTCGGCCGCGCCGCCCGCGAGATCAACATCACCGGATACGTCATCGGCCCGGATTACTTGGCCGGTCGGGACAAGCTGCTCGCCGCTCTGGAAGAATCCGGCGTCGGCGCGCTGGTGCATCCGTGGTACGGCTCGATGCAGGTCGTCGCCAAACCGGCACGGGTGGCGCACAGCCAGGACGAAGGCGGCCTGTGCCGCTTCTCCCTTGTTTTCGTCGAAGCAGGCGAGCTGCAGTTTCCGTCCTCCTCCTCGGCGCCCGGGGTCAAGACGACGCTTGCGGCGGAAGAACTGTCGACAGCTGCCGTCGATGACTTCGTCGAGCGTTTCACGGTCGATGGCTTCCCTGAATTCGTCGCAGACGACGCGATGACCAAGGTCTCCGGCGCGCTCACCTCGCTGCAGAGCATCGCCGGCCGGGTAGGGCGCATCCTGCAGAATCCGGTCTCCGGTATCGCGGCGGAATTGAACACGCTGGTGCGCACGCCGTCGTCGCTGGCCAGCCAGATCATGGGGCTCTTCAGCTTGGGTGATGGACTGATGGCGACCGTCTCCGGCCGGTTCGGGGCAGCGAACACTGCCAACCAGCGCGCTGTATCCGGCGCAATCGCCTCAACGTCGAGTTTCCCTGCGCCGTATCAACCCGCCGTGCAGGTCGCGCCGGCGCGTCAGCAGATGATCGACAACGCGGCGGCCGTCAATGCGCTGATGCGTCGCGCCTTGCTGGTGCAGTCGGCCAGCATGCTCGGTGCCATGGAGCTGCCGGTGTACGACGATGCCGTCGCGTTGCGACGCGATCTGGTCCGCGCGCTTGATGCTGAGTCGCTGACGGCGGATGACGACATGTACCGCGTGCTGCAGGACACGAGGGCCGCGGTGCATCAAGACATCGGTACGCGCCTCGATGGCACGGCGCGGCTCCGGCTGGTCACGCCTGCCGAACCGCTGCCGGCCCTTGTGCTGGCGTATGACCTCTATGAAGACGTTGCGCGCGACGGCGAGATCGCCGCGCGCAACAAGATCCGCCACCCCGGTTTTGTGCCGGCCGAACAACT